TGGCAAAAACCATCCTTAAACCCAATACTATAATCGTTAAATTATTAAAGGCTAAGGATGAGTTAGAAAAAATAGCTTTTATAGTTGATGATTGGAAGCAAAATGGAATTAATAAGACTGGAATTATTCCTATCTTATTGGTCCCCTTTGAAGATAAACTTAAGAAGACAATCATTGATATCGATAAGATGATAAAAGACGCCTCTAAAATTTAATAAAATGTTGAATTGATGATAGATATTTAACATACATTAAGGATATTTAACTACATTAAGGTACATTTTATGAGAATTACAGAATCGCAACTTCGTAAAATTATTGCTGAAGAAATTTCAAGTTTGGTTGAAAATCCAACTGCAGATGGTCAAGGAGGTATTCCTGAAACAGCTAAAACAGATCCAGTAGCTGCTGCTTTGTTTAAAATGGGCGTTCCGTCTGGGGCCTTAACTAAAATTAAAGATATTTTTCAAGATTTGAAGGAAAAAAAGCTAGACGTAAATAATGCAAAACAACAGCTTGAGATGCCTGAAAAAGATGCATTGGTCGCTTCTTTTTTACAAATGGTTGTTGAAGATAATACAACAAACATTGCTAATCTTTTTAGTGCGCTTAGGAATATTGCTAAGCAACAAAGATAATTTACTTTTTGTTTTTTTAGATTTACGTTACATAAATGTCTGCAACAATTGAAAATTTATTATTACAAATCGTTGAACTCGAACAAAAGATTTTAGAATCTAAGGCTCGCGGTGAAAATTCTATCGAGATGGAAGAAACATTGGCATTGCTTAAGAGTAGATTTACTTCAATGAATGAAGCCTTAAGCAGAAGTCAAGGCGTCTTGAAAGGATGACAATGCAAAGAATAGATTTATATCAACCGATGGTCCATGTACGTGTAGGTTCTCCACCACTTTTTATCAATGTAGGTGTCAATCGTTCCAACGCAGAAACGATAGGAGGACCGGTAGAGAACGTAGTTCGCCCTGAAACATATGTACTACTTTCTGCTCTTCCTGATGAGTTGCGTGAAAGAGTTAAAACCGCTATACAAGCTTTAGTTTCATCGATGTGAGCATAATATATGTTTCAAGTTCTTAGAAAAGGCTCAACAGGGCCAGAAGTTGAAAAATGGCAAAACTTTTTACGAGGAAGAACGTCAAATAGTAGCATTGTGGCTGACGCGGTTTTTGGAAATATAACAGAACTTGAAACAAAAGCATTCCAAAGCAGCAAAGGATTAATCCCGGATGGTGTAGTTGGTCCAAAAACTTTGGCTATAGCTATTAGTTCAGGATTTCCTGTTGTTTTAGATTCTTCAAAAAACATTAATGGACCAAACTGGCCGCAACAACCGCCTCATGGGCCTTTAAGTTTTTTAGATAGAGAAAAATTATTTGGTAAATTTTCTTATGTTTCATCTCCAACGTATGCAAACCCTGAAGCAATAACGATTACGTCAAACTGGACTTCAAATATTTCTCAAGTTTCAATTCATCACTTACGCGGAATAGCTGGTGTTCCAAAATCAAGTACTATTCAATTTCATTCATTATTGATTCCTCAAATAACAAAACTTTTTAATAAATGGCATGATGAAGGATTAACATATCTGATTTTATCATGGGGTGGTTCATGGGTACCCAGATTCGTTCGTGGATCAAGAACTTCTTTATCTAATCATGCTTGGGGAACGGCATTTGATATTAACGTACAATGGAACATGTTAGGTGCTCAACCAGCATTAAGAGGTGAGACAGGTTCTGTTAGAGAGCTTGTAGAAATTGCTTATGAATATGGATTTTATTGGGGCGGATGGTTTGCAAATCGTCCTGATGGAATGCATTTTGAAGCTTACAAAATACTTTAAAGTATTTCAAATAAAAAACATTATCTAACACGTATTAGATAGATACTGCGTTTTTTTGTCGCATTTCATTGCGCTCAACCATAATTTTATCTATGGAGTCTAGCGCTCTAAGGAACGTTTATACATGACAACATTTGTAGCAACGATTAATCCAACGCCATTTGGCTTTTTTGATGCCGAGGCTTCTTTTCAAACAGAAGCAGACTCGATGGTTTTATTTGTTAAGCGTAAATTAGGCGATGACGTTCTTTCTGTAGAGTTAACAAAGAAAGAAATATGGGCATGTTTCGAAGAGGCATGCTGCGAATACAGTAGATTAATTCATGAGATGAAGATAACATCTGATTTAACAAACGTTTTGGGGTTGCCAACAGGGTCGACTGATCTAACAAACAGATATGCAAAGCGTACGGTAGAATATCTTCTTAGAATGGCAGAACCGTATGCGACAGAAGCATACATCGGTGGTTCATATGATGCTACGCTTGGATACATAGAACTTGTTTCTGGTCAACAAGATTACAACATTTATAATGACGTTAAAGTTGCTGCCGGTGACGATAAAGACGAAGTAGTATACGACACGATGCCCTCAGGGTCTAAAGGAAAATTAAAAGTTGTTGAGTTATTCCATTTTGAGCCACTAGCATCTCAACAATTTTTGTTGAACGCTTCAAATATCACAAACTTTTTAGCAACCAATTTTAACTATGAATCGTATGTTAACTCAACAGTCTTTTATGTCCTTCCAGTGTTTGAAGATGTTTTAAGAAGAGGTATGTTAGAAACAGCATTTAGGGTTAGAAGATCAAATTATTCTTATGAAATAATTGGAAGCAATTTAAGAATTTATCCAACGCCTTCAACTAATATTCAAATGGGTAAGCTTTTTATAAAATTAATGAAACCTCATAATCCACTAAATCCGACTGCATATGCAGATGACTCGATTTACGGCATATCCGGACCCAACAATATGCCTTTTGGTAACATACCTTTTATTACAATAAATCAACCTGGAAAACAGTGGATTAGACAATACACGTTAGCATTATGCAAAGAACTTTTAGGTTTAATTAGATCTAAGTTTTCTTCGATACCAATTCCAAACGCAGACTTGCAGCTGAATGGGTCAGATTTGATTTCTCAAGGTAGGGAAGACAAAGACAAGTTAACGACTCAAATGAAAGAATTTTTAGAAAATTTAACAAGCGCAAAACTTCTTGAGCAAGATGCTTTGGCAGCTGAAAATATGCAAAAACAGCTTAGATACATTCCAATGCCGCTAGGCAAAGGAATAGTAATCGGATAATAAAATGGCAAGGCTTTTCATTACCCAACGCGAGATTAACTTTATCTCTGACATAACGAAAGAGATTGTTAAAGATGTCGTCGGTCAAAAAATTTATTATTATCCAATTTCAGAGACAAAAACAAAGACTCACGAGGTTTATGAAGAAGCTTTACAAAAGATTTTTGATAATCCAATTTTGATTGAAGCATTGGTCAATAGTGAATTTCAAAATGAAACTAAAATCAATAAGTTCGGTGTAGATACTCAATTTACTTTAGAGGTCTATATTCAACATCGAGATATGGTTGAAAAAGGAATTAATCCTTCAATAGGAGATTATTTTTCTTTTGGTACAATATTTTATGAAATTACTGAATACAAATACATGCGCACTATCTATGGGCAGGCAGAAAATATAGATGGAATTTCTTTAGTAGGAACGAGGGTTCGTGAAAGCCAATTCAAGGCTCTTATTAATGGCCCAACTGATCTTAAGTACACAGATCAAGACGCTATTCAGGATACGTTCGTTCAACAAAGAGGCTTTGCAAAAAACAAAGAAGGTACGACTGCAGACACAAGAGATTTGGTTAAAAATGGTGTATTGGAACCACCTATCACTGGACCAAAAGAAGTTTCTAATCTTGGAGATCCAAACGATGTAGGTAATGCTTTTTACGATGAGGATTGATTATGCCAGTTAGACATAATTCAAAAAGTCGCCCGAGGTTTGGTGTAAATGGAATTAATACAGATTCGCATAATGGAAATCCTACGTTCACTATCCCACCAGTAGGTGTAGAGGATGTCGACGTTGCCTTATTTAAATTATTTGATAATGAGATTAAGTTACAGGTAGGATCAAAAGATACAGAATTTAAAAAGGTTCCTGTCATTTTTGCGACAGGAGAAAAATGGGCGATATTAAAGAAAAGAAGAGCATTAAGAGATAGAAATAACTCTTTGATCCTTCCTTTGATTACGATAGCAAGAAACAATATTTC